GGCGAGCTCACCCCGCCTGGCAAGGTCCGCGCCGGCGAGGCCGGCCAGCGCGCGATCGAAATCGGCGATCGCCGTTTCGAGCTCGTCCCCCGCGTCGCCAAGTGCGCCATCGACGAGAGCAATCCCCAGGCGCAGCAGCGCGCCATCGTCTGGTTCCACTCCAGCGACAACCCCTACGGCAACCCGAAAAATGTCGTCGGCAAGGTGCTCGGAAAATCCCGCGCCTACGTGCTCGAGCGCTTCCACGGCAAGGCCGACAAGCTCGTCTCGACGCGCTTCCCGCTCTTCACCGAAAGCGTCCACACCGTGGACCCGAAGGATATTCCCGCCACCGGCACCAATGTCCTCGTCGCGGATCCCAGCACCGGCCGGAATTTCTTCATGCTCTGGGGCCGCTTCACCCCCGAGTGCCTCTACATCTATCGCGAATGGCCCGGCGATTACGACATCCCCGGTCACGGCATCCCCGGCCCCTGGGCCCTCCCCGATGGCAAGAAGCCCGACGGCCGCCCCGGCCCCGCGCAGGATTCCTTCGGCTTCGGCTTCCTCCAGTACAAGACCGAGCTCGCCCGCCTCGAGGGCTGGCGCGATTACGAACGGAAGCGCCCCGCCGACCTCAGCGAGGAGGAATGGATCCGGAGTTGGTCCGCGGAAAACGGCGCGCGCGAGCGCCTCCTCGAGCGCCTGATGGATTCCCGCTTCGCCTCGCAGCCCAAGCTCGAGGTCGACCGCCCCGTCACCCTTATCACCGATTTCGAAAAGTGGGGCGTCGTCTTCCTCCCCATCACCGGCCACGGCGAGGGCGACAACTCCGCCATCCGCGAGGGCGTGATCGAGATCAACGCGCTCCTCCGCTACGATGCGGAAAAGCCCGTCGATTATTTCAACGCACCGAAGCTCAAAATCAGCAACCGCTGCCGCAACCTGATTTACTCCCTCCAGAATTGGACCGGCCACGACGGCACCAAGGGCGCCTGCAAGGACCCGATCGATTGCCTCCGCTACCTCGTCCAAGGCGGCTACGCCCACCTCCCCGAGGGCGCCTTCGAATCCGTAGGAGGCGGCCACTACTGATGAATTTGGATTGTCCATTACCGCATCCCGAACTCACGCCTGGCGTGGATGTGGCGTCGCTCTGTGCCGGCGGCTACAATCTGCTCATCGGCCAGCGCCTCGACGGGTCCTGGCATGTGGCGCGGGCCCATCGCAATCCGCGCCTGCGGATCCGCACGCAGTCCGTCTCGGGCCCGACCCTCGAGGATGCCCTCTGCAACCTGCAGTCCTCCGTGTCCTCCGTTCCGGCCTCTGTGCTCTCTGTGTCGAAGATCGAAGCGATTGAAGGAGGTTCGCCATGAGCGCCAAGAAAACCACCGGCGCCATCACCGCGGCCGAAATCGACGCCAAGCTGCCCCGCCGCTTCTTCGTCATGCGCGGCGATATCCAGAATGCCTTCGGCTTCACCAAGGAGGAGACGGCCACGCTCATCGAGCAGAAGATATTCGTCGCCGAATACCCCCTCGGCCGGAAGCGCCGCGCCCGCTTCGTCCGCGCCCTCGTCCTCACCGTCGCCCGCAACTGGGAGAAGTCCGCATGAACCTTGCCGATCGTCACAATCTGCTGCGCGCGTGGGTAGAGGTTTACCTCGCCGAGTGTGAATCCGTATTGGCCGATACGCTACGGGATGTAGGGCGTCCGACCGCGATGGATGCCCTTGAGCACCGCATCGCGCGGATCAAGCAAACGCTGCTCGAGTGCCCTGAACTGCCTGCCTCCGCGCCCTCTGTGCCCTCCGGTTCGGCCTCTGTGCTCTCTGTGTCCCAATCCGACCCCCTTTCCAAAGTGCAACCTTCGATCCCCTCAGCGAAATGAAAGAAACCCAATGGAACCAGCTCCGCGGCGATGGCGGCACCCAGCCGTGCCCGCCCGAGCAGCTCGTCAAACTCAAGGATGGCTTCCGCCAGATGTGCGTCGATGCCGGCCACGAGGTCAACGACCGCCGCCAGTGCGCCGATGCCATCCGCCGCTGCGTCTGGCCTGGCCAGTCGCCCGACGGCCGCAAACACAAGGAGGCCCTCGCCGGCGCGGAGCCCTTCCCCTTCGAGGGCGCCTCCGATAAGCGCGAGCGCACCGCCGACGCCATCACCAACGAGCAGGTCATCATCATCATGGCCGCGCTCATGCGCTTCAACCTCGGCTTCTCCGGCCTCCCCGGCGCCAACGAGCAGGCCAGCCAGGATACGGCCGACCGCCTGTCCAAGCTTTGGGAATACATCGAGCGCAACCAGCTCGCGCGCGAATGGTTCGTCGAATGGACGCGCTTCGCCCAGTGGCGCCAGGGCGATTCGCCCGCCGTCGGCGTCATGCAGGTCTACTGGCACCAGGAGCAGGCGCTGAAACCCGTCACCCTCACCGCCGACGATTTCACCGCCGCAATCGCGCAGGCCGCGCTGGCGCAGGGCGTGCAAATCACCGAGGCCGACAATCTCGACCTCCAGGAGATGCTTGCCAACCCCGCGCGCGTCGCCGAGCTCGGCGATCTCCTCCGCGTGCTCTACCCGGATCTCTCGCCCGCGCGCGCGACCAAGGCCGCGGCCGACCTGCAATCCGAGGACCGCGCCTGCGAATTCCCGTACCCCTACGTCTGCGAAAACCGCCTCCGCCTCAAGGCCCGCCGGCTCTTCCACGATATCTTCGTGCCGGAGAACACCGCGCCTTCCGAAATGCAGCGCGCCTCGCGCATCGACGTGCGCGAGTGGTTCGATGAGCAGGAGCTGCGCGAGATGGAGGCCAAGGGCGCCTTCGATACGCCGGGCTTCGTCGCCGAGGTCCTCAAGCACGAGGGCGAGACCGCGTTCCAGTACTACTCGCACTGCAGCGCCAGCGGGGAATACAGCGAGAGCATGCTGCAGCGGCACTGGGATCCGAAGCGCATGAAGGGCAAGTACGAGCTCGTCACCACGTTTTACCGCGCGAGCAACAGCGACGGCATCCCCGGCACCTACATGCTCACCTGGCACATCGGCGTGGAGCAGCCCGGCACCCATCAGCGCCTGCTCGATTACCACCTGCCGCCCGGCTGCCGTTACCCGTTCGTCTTCTCCCCGCGCGAGCTGCACGCCGATACGCTCTGGGAGAGCCGCGGCAATTCGGAGCTGAGCGCCACCGACCAGCAGTCCTTGAAGACGCTGCACGATATGTTCCTCGACAATGCGCAGCTCGCCACCGTCCCCCCGATCGAGGTCCCGGCCTCGCGGCCCAAGCTCGCGCTCGTCTGGGGCCCACTCAAGCAGATCAAGGTCCAGCGCTCCGGCGAAATCAAGCTGCTGACCCCGCCGGCGTATCCAGTCGCCACGGACAAGATGATTGCGATCATCAAGGAAGGCGTCGCGCGCTACTTCGGGCAAATGGTCGAGACCAACGAGCCCGACCTTGTGCGGCTCTACCAGCAGTCGCTCGTCGACTTCATGTTCCTCCCCGTCGCCGAGGTCATGACGATCGGCACCATGCTCGCCTGCCAGTTCCTGGATGACGATATCCTCGCCGGCCTCGTCGGCCCCGATGCCGTCCCCCAGGTGCGCGACCTCGCCAAGGAAGGCCGCTTCCACGTCGAGATCGATTTCGAGGCCGGCATGCTCTCGATGGAATTCATGGCGCAGGTCGGCGAGATGATTTCGAACTACGTCCTCAAGTGGGACACGCAGAGCACGATCCCGCGCGATGTCTTGGTGAAATGGTTCCTCGGCCAGCTCTCCCGCCGCCTCGCCAACCGCCTCACCCGCCCCGTGGCCGACGCCAACCAGAGCGAGATCGACGACGAGTCGAACAACTTCTCGCGCATCGCCGCCGGCGACGAGCCGCCGATGATGACCGAGGGCCAGAACTGGGCCCTGCGCCGGCAGACCCTCCTCGATATCGGCCGCCGCAACCCCGAGGCCTTCGCCAAGCTCACCCCCACGAGCTGGGAAATCCTGAAGGCCCGCCTGCAGCACTTCGACGGCCAGCTCGAGCAGGAGAAAAACGCCATCATCGGCCGCACCATGGCCGCCCCCGCCCTCCCCGACCTCACCCTCCTCCCCGGCGGCGCGGTGCCCGCGCCCGGTGCGCAATCCTAAATCATCAAAACTCAAATCCATGTATCCCTATATCGTCATCCTCCTGTTGATTATCGCCCTCGCCTGGGTCGGCGCTTACGCTTGGGCGTGGCGCTGCGAACGCGCCGCCGCGAAATTCGAGCTCTCGCAGGCGAAGGAATCCGCCGCCATCGCGAAGGAAAACGAGGAAATGGAAGAAGCCCGCGCCGACGGCCTCCTGAATCATAAGCTCCGGCTCGAAGCCCAGCTCGAAGGCGCGCGCGCCGCCGTGGCCGCCTCCGAGGCTGCGCTCGCCGAAGCGCAACGGCCGCGCGCCGCGCGCATCAAGCTCGAGGATGCGATGGATCCCGAGAAGATCGCCCAAACGCTCGCCGGCACGCATGGCACCGGCGCCGTCAAGGCCATCCTTGCGCACCTCAGCGCGAAACTCGTGGAGAAGTCGGATCTCTCGACCGAGCGCCCCCGCGAGCAAGTCCGCGAGCCTGATCGCATCATCGAAGGCTTCAGCGCCGAGCAGCGCACCCACGCCGCCGGCGAGGCCAGCGGCATCGCCGAAGTCCTCGGCGAGCTGCAGGAGCTCACCGCCGCCCACGAAACCCCGACGAAGGAGGCCGCGTGAAATCCCGCCTCGGCCGCTTCTTTATTCGGCGCGAAATAATCGACGACGCGGTGCGGGGCGCAGCGCCGGAGGCCGCGGCGCGCTGGTGCGCCATCTTTGGCAAATGCATCGTGATCGAAGCGCAGCAGCGCTGGGATCGCGATGCCATCGAGTACCTCGCCTGGTGCGCCGATTTCGATGAAAACCCGGAGGGCTGCGAGGCGGTCCGCTACGAGGTCGAAGTCACCAGCCGCACCGAGGTCCTCGCCGGCCAGCGCGTCGAAACCTTCGACGCCATTTTCCGCAAGGCCGCATGAAGACGCACGAAAAGCTCATGGTCGCAAACTGCGTGGTCTGGCTGCTGGTGATCGCGATCAACGTCGCGGAAATAATCCACCACTGGTGAATCCCCTGCGTCCATCGACCCTGTTCCTGCGCAAGATCGCGCGCCTCGTGGAAGAGAGCGCGGATCTGCGCGTGCGGGCATGGGCGCAGGAGATTGATCGACGCTTCTCGCGGGTCTCCATCGTACGCACCTATAGGGGGGGGCATTTGTGTGGCTACGAGGTCTGGCGTCACCTCACGACGTCCGCCGAGGATCCTCGTCGCCACAAGGCCCGGCTCTGGTTCGGGCTGAAGCACTGGCGTACGGAGCTTGGCTACAAATCCGCCGCGCGCGATATGGCGCGCCGGGCCGCGCGTCGCTTGCAGGCGATGAGTCGCCGCGAGCTCGCGGCCTGGTGGCAGCGCCACACCCGGGCTCGCCGCCAGCGTACCCGGCTGCAGCCCGACAGCTACCTGCTGGAAGTGCGCGTCGACTACGTCGACCTCCAGCGCATGAGCCACGTTTTCACCTCAAAAACATCCTGAACGAAATGAACGCCGTCCAAATAGGTCAGGATTATCACGCTCCGATTCGCGGCTACGCCAACGGCTCGCGCACCTTCAAGCTCAAGCTGGGGGCGCTGCGCCTTGGCGTGCGGATAATCTTCGCCAGCGAAGTTCCGCTTGAATGGTTCGCGTTCTGCCCCGCGCCGGAAGGCATCCGAGGGTTCTCCATTTACCTTCGCCGCGTCGGCCTCGGCTGGCGCTGGCAGCGTTAACCCTCGAACGAAATGAAGCCGAAAAAGCTCAAGTCCAAGACCCCGCTCGTCGCGGCACTTATCCGCATGAGCAAAGCCGCGTCGGGGAAATATCCTCACGCCAAAACCAAGCGCCGCGCCAAGCGGTGAACAACAATGAGTGTCAAAGAACTCCACGCCCTCACGGGCAAACTCATCAAACAGCGCCGCGGCAACGCCGAGGTCGCTTTCGACACCAGCAGCATCATGGAGAGCGAGGACCCGAGCGTCTGCATTCATGACGTTGAGCGCGGCAAGTACAAACGGGTTCAGGGCTGCGACGACTCCGGTCCGGTGGGTCCGAAGTTCCCGTTTCTAGTCCTCAGCGGTGGGCTCGCGGCGGCGTCGCGGCGCGTACACCGCGCAGAGGGCACAGCCGTAATTTGAACGAAGCCCCGGAAATCCCTCTCCCATGAAAATCTACATCGCATCGAAGTTAGAGAATTTTGCCAACGTGCAATGCCTGCGTGATTGCCTGCGCTCTGCGGGCCACCAGATCACTTACGATTGGACGGTACACGGTCCCGTTTACGCCTCGGGATTGGCGCGCGTGCGCGAGGTCGCAGAGGCCGAGACACTAGGCGTGCTCAACGCGGACTTGGTGATCGTTCTTTGGCCGGGCGGTCGCGGCACGCACGTTGAGTTCGGCATCGCGCTGGGCGCTAGCATCCCGATTATCTTCGTGAGTGGCGACGAGCGCCACCATCAGGCGACAACGGAAACGTGCGCCTTCTACCATCACCCGCGAGTCACGCGGTGCCATACGATGCCCGAGGTTATTCTTGAGGTGGAGCGTATCCGCCTGCGTCACGAGAGCATCGCCAACGCCCCATCGGTCAACGCGTGGGCTCCTGTCTGAGAACGAATCGGCAGCCAGAAACCGGATACACTAAAAACACACTTACGTGAATGAGTTGGCACTATTCGCAGGCGCTGGTGGAGGCATACTCGGGGGCAAAATCCTCGGGTGGCGCACCGTGTGCGCCGTCGAGTGGAACCCCTACGCCGCTGCTGTACTGTGTGCCAGGCAGAATGACGGACTTCTCCCGCCTTTCCCGATCTGGGACGACGTTCGCACCTTTGACGGAAGACCTTGGCGGGGCCGTGTTGACGTGGTTTCTGGAGGCTTCCCTTGCCAAGACATCAGCGCGGCCAACAGCACCGGCAAAGGCATCGACGGCACCCGCAGCGGGCTTTGGCGCGAGCAAGCCCGAATCATTCGCGAGGTGGGACCGCTCTACGTCGTCGTGGAAAACTCCCCAATGCTCACTGCTCGCGGGCTTGGACGAGTACTCGGAGATCTGGCCGAGATGGGGTATGATGCGCAATGGGGAGTGCTCGGAGCTGTCGATACCGGCGCACCTCACCGCCGAGACCGCATCTGGATTATTGCCCACGCCCACCGCGACGAACTACGGCAGCAATCAAAGCCCGAGCTCGGGGGCGGCCGTGCGCCCCAGCCTAGCGCAGATGGCGAAGAACAATCTTTGGCCGACTCCGAACGTCCCGAACGGCGGCCGCTCGGTGAAGCACGTCACGGATTGGCGCGGCCGGACGGCTTACCACAACGGCAAAAAGGTCCAAGTCGGGCTCGAGGCCGCGGTAAAGCTCTGGCCCACGCCAACGGCGGTGACGAACACGGGCGGCGCTGCGCTCTGCAAGTGGGGCGGCAGCGGTGCGCGGGCGAAGCTGCGCACGATGGTCACACCGGAAGAGCTGAATGGCAGCCTGAACCCGCGGTGGGTCGAGTGGCTCATGGGGTGGCCCATCGGGTGGACAGCCTTACCGCCATTGGAAACGGCCAAGTTCCACGAGTGGCAGCACTGGCATGGCGCTTACTAAAACCCTGATCACCGAACGAAGCCCATGCGCCACGCCGAAAGAATCCTAAGTGACTTACGAAAGCTAGACGCGGCGCTCCAAGACGCTTTTGCCATGCACTACAAAAACGGAAGACAAGCCAAAGTCGGGGACCGCGTTGTGGTCCTCAATAACGGGAAGCCCATGGGTGGGGTTCTCGTCGAAGCCAATCCGGGGAGCACGTCCTGCAACGGGCGCGTGATACCCGAGCCGGTCAACGCGCAATACGTGACGTTGAGCGACTGCATCCACGCCGAGGACGTGGAAGCCAAAACCGCAGTAACCGCCGCAACCTCGTAACGGCTGACAGCCGGGAAAGACCGGCAAACTTTTATGCCATTCACCAAACTACCGCCCGTCGAGGCGAAGAATCTCAACATCGGCTGCGTCTGCTGTTCAACGGCCTGCCAGATCGCCCACATGGACATGACCATCGCGGTGGGATTCGGCAGCGCCAATGTCACGAAAGACGGCGAGTGCGTGTATGACGAGCAAGAGGCCGAGCACGCCGGCAAACCTTTCTGGACCGTGCAGGACGCGGAGAACGAGGCGCTGAAAGACCCGGACCACGACTGGCGGATCATGAAAATGGGACCGCTCCACGGCGAGACGTTCCAGCGCCAAGAGGCGGGCAAGTGGGTGTGCGTCGAGTCCAATCCCGGCTTTGCCTGAACGAAATGGCACTGCCGATTCAACCTGCGCTGAACATTCGCCGCCGCCTGCCTCAGGTGTGCGGACACTGCCGATATCTCAGCTATCCGGGAGATGGCACAAGCGTTTGCAAGCGCCCGAATGGACCGGCGTGGGACAGCGGGGACGGCTTCGAGTGGATGACCGTTTGTGACCGCTTCACACGCTACAATTCCAAGAAAGATCAACCCGAGTTTTAACCGAACGAAGAGGCCCCGTCACAGCCGATCAAAACCCGACACATTCCAGAACCACTTACGTAATTTGTGAACTACTACAATGAGCACGACCCCAAGGCCGCAGCATGGCTCCGAGAACTCATCCGCGCCGGCCACATCGGAGACGGTAAGGTTGATGAGCGATCCATCATCGACGTCCGAGCAAATGAGCTTGTTGGATTTCAACAGTGCCACTTCTTCGCCGGCATCGGAGGCTGGCCCCTCGCACTGCGCCTCGCCGGCTGGTCTGATGATCGGCCAGTCTGGACCGGCTCATGCCCCTGTCAGCCCTTCAGCGCTGTCGAGACGGGAAGGCGCGGCGTGTTGAGTCC